TCCTAGCCTCAGAACTATAATTATGACCATAACCCTTGTGTCCAAAATTCACTACCTTTATTTCATTGCCCTTTTTTGCAAGAACAGTTTTCTTATAATTGCCTGAGCCACGGTATTGCATTGGTTTGTTAAAGCCGGGATATTTCTTACCCCTGTACTCTACTCCCCCTGAAACTCTTTTTGTGTCTTTAACCGTAGCCATTATTTTCTTTTCCTAGCCTTAGCTTTAGCTTTACTGCTTAAATCTTTGTAATGAAACAAAGGCTTGCTTGTTTTGGTATGGTTCGTGTTGGTATGTAACTTCCCGTTTGGCATCTTATGATAAGAGCCTTTCCAAACAGTCCCATCTTTTAAATAATGATTAACTCCAGCAGCCATTATTTTCTCCTTGCCTTAACTTTATTCCAAAGATCAGCGTCAGCTTTCCTTGCTCCACCCTTGCCTGATGCAAAAGACCTAGCTCTCGCAACTCCCCAAGATGTTGGGGTCTGTCCGGGTCTAGAGCCGCTTGAATAATAAGCACCCCTGCCTCTTTTAACAACCTGTTTTAAAATACCAACGGGGACGTTGTATTTTTTTGACATGTTCTTAAGAGTTGTGTCAGTACTACTTTTTCTTTTTGCTGGCATCTTTCGCTCTAGATTTCGCTAAGCGGTTCATTGAGGTTCTAGTAAGGCTTCCGGATTTATACTGCTGTTTAGCTTTCAGTATTTCTCTTTCTCGCTTCTTTCTTTTTTCCCCAGTTAAACCGGCTAAGTATTTTAATGGTACACCACTCTTAGTTTTTTTAACTTTTGGAAACTTCCTTTTTGTGGTTTTTGTTACCATTTATTTTAAACCTTAATTTTTTCTTTATACTCTTTTCTTGCTGCATTTAAGGTGCTTTTGTTTTGCACAATTAAACATGGCAATGGGGTCGAGTACTTGCCCTCATATGGATATGAATAAAAAAATTCTAAATCTTTATAAACAGTCTCCAAATAATCAACAAGGTTTTTTAATAAACCAAGTGATACTTTATTATCGCCTATAAAAAGCAATGCATCAAATTTGTATGCATAGTTAATCCACGTCGGCTCGTTAAGTAAATTAAAAAAAGGAACAAATTTTACCCTGTTCCTTTCAAAGGACTCAATGCTATGCGGACATACTGTCTTTATAGAATTGAAGTAGTCAGTCCAATCAACCTCTTGATTTTTTCTTTCCACCTTTTTTCTTTTTTCCTTTTCCTCTCATTCCCGGCATTTAGATCACCTCACTTTTTTAAATATAGTTATTACTCTATGCTTCACCATGTCTTTCATTGAGTTCTCGGGCAACTCTTCCCAAGCCTTTTGTCTCTCCTCCCGAGATGGAAGGTTAGCAATAGTCTCGGGCAAAGACATTTGCATAGATAAAAGATAACACAACTTTTGAAAACCTAAAGTCAGATCAGACATATAAGCCAATCTTTCCTTGTGAGTTTTGAGTTTGCCAATTGCGTTAGCGTATCCTGCAACATCTATGTGCCCCATATCATTTCTATGTTTCATAAGTTTTTATAAGTCTAGCTGTATACCACTGAGATTTTTTTAGGTCCTCTTCTAGATTTTTATTTTCATACCTCCAAACATACTTCAGTATGTTCCCCTTGCAGTATCCCCTAAATGCCTCTTTTGTCATACTGGCTTCGATTGCATCAATGCACTCTATATCACCAGTTCGATAATGGCTGGGATTTATATTGTCTTTTTCTTCTTCTCTCATAAATAAATACATTGTTAAAATGGGTGGTTGTCATGGTCAGTGACAATTAAATAAATAAATGTTAGACCGAATAACACCATCATAAAATCTAAAATTATTTCAATCATTAATATGCTCCTTATTTTTTTTATAATAAACCTCAATAAAACTTTCACAATTTGGGCAGCTTAAATTTGAGACCATAGAAAATTCATTTTCTCTTTCCTCGATATCATGATCTCCACCCCAAATTAATTCTGTATTACAGTGATAACATTTCATAAACGCTCCTTGGTTTTAATTAATAAACTTTCTTGGCTTCCATATCTTTTTTCAAACTCATGTAAGTATGGGTGGCGGGAGACGTACATATCATTGTTTACTCCCTCCCTATGATGTCTAAAACATAAAGGTATTGTGTTTAAATGTGCTCCGACTTTTGTTTTACCATCAATGTGATGTACTTCAGCTGGGCTAAAAGTATCAAACTGATCCCAGCAAACTATGCAACCCATGGTTGCAATTGCGTCCATCCAAGCTTTCTCTTCTTTGTTTGGTGCCTTACCCTTAAGCACCATACCTAGATCGCTCCATTCTTAAGTTAGCCATCTTGGTACGCCATTCCTCAAACTGCATATCAATCGCAGCCTTCTCTGTCTGCAATGCATCTAGACTAGCCTTGGCTGTTGCTACACCCATAGATGCTGAGTAGTAATCTTCTGATGCTTCGGCTTTAGATTTTTGTGCGTTGTAACTTCTTTCCCCGTCGTCCTTGGCTATACACAGCTGTATCCAAAAAACTTTTTTAAGATTGGCTTCTGCTTTAAGAACATTAATTCTTGTTTCTTGAATCTTAGGAATAATATCCCTAAGCATTTGGTGAAAATTTTCTTCTTGGTTCATATCTGCTCGTACTCGTAAAGGTCTTTCATTTTTTTACTACTTCCAAAAATCTCGTCTAGGGTAGAAGAGAACTTTGATATCTCACCTTGGAATGATAAACCAAACGTACCTATGTCACCTAATCTATTCTTTCTAAATATAATTTCAGACGCTGTGTCGTGTGGGTTCTCTGTGTAATAACCATCCCGGTAAAGCATTGCTACCATATCTGCGTCCTGCTCTATGGAGCCCGAGTCTCTAAGATCCGAAAGGACCGGACGTTTATCGGTTCTACCCTCAACACCACGGTTTAATTGAGACAAAGCAATTATTGGGCACGAAACTTGTTTCGCCAGCCCCTTCAGAAGATTGGAAATATAAGTCATAGAAGCTGCCCTTGAGTCGCTATTGGTAGGAGCCTTCGATGATGTCATGAGTAGCTGTAAATAATCCACAACAATTAAATCTATTTTTTTAGATACAGCAAGTGAGTTTGTTTTGTTGATTAATGTTTCAATGGTTATGGGTGCGTTATCAAAAAGATAAAGGCTTGTCTCGTTAATCATCTGCATCGCATCTATAAACTTCTTGGTTTGGTTTTGGTCCATGCTGTTTTTAAGAATGTTGTCCATGGGAACCTCTGCGATTGAGCTAATAATTTTTTTCAGTAGCTGCTCGTTAGTCATCTCTAAACTAAATACCAACACGTTCTTACCAGCCAGTGCATTGTTAGTTGCAACATTCATAGCAAAGGTTGTCTTACCCATGGCGGGTCTACCAGCTATAACAATAAGATCACCGGGCTTGAATCCTAGGATTTTGTCATCCACGTTAGAAAATCCAGTCTTGATGGTTGTTTTACTTTCCCCCGATTGAGATAGCTCATCCATAATATTAAGAGAAATATCTTTAGCTAATTTAGGAATGCCAAAGTTTTTTGTAATCTTGTTTTCCATTAGCTTGGCGTTGACTCTGTCAATCTTCTCTTCGATGCTGCCCTCTTCGTGAACAATCCTTGGTATCTCATCCCCAAGAGTATTCAACTTTCTATGAGCTGATTTAATTAGCAGAAGTTTAAGCCAGTGACTAAATGATGCTGAGGATATAAAGCCCAGCACCTCTTCTTTAATTTCCTGTGCCTGCATTTCATTATCTATGGCGGAAGATATGCTCACATAGTCATTGATGTTATTTGTAAACATAATGTTGTAAGCCTTACTAAATGCTGGGTGCACAAAATCATCGGGGGCTATTCCCTTTTCTTGTGCTGTTTCAAAACATTCTCTTTCCATAATCATGGCAGCAATGATGTTGCCTTCTAGTTCTTTATCAAAAATTTTCTTATCCATGTTTCCTCTCTATGATTGAATTAAATTGTGTGGGTGATAATAGGGTCCTACAGTCAGGTTTGTTTTTCATAAGACCATCTAACCTGTTTCTGTAATAAGGTGAGTTATTTGCTATTTCAAAATATGATTCCCAAAACTCTTCTGTTGTTAGGTCTAATTTTTTTCCCGTCTTAGGTGAGATTAATCCCTTCCTTGCTAACTGCTTTAATTCATTCCATCTGTTTCTAATAAGGTATGAGTTAGCAGAATGTGTAAAATATTTTTTATCGCACTTAGATTTATATATCTCATAAATCTTTTCGTAATCTAATATATATACTTGTTTAGTTTTATCTTTAGTATTGTGTACTTTTGGAGTACCCCCCTGTACTTCAGGAGTACCCCCTTGATTAACATGTAATTTATAAAGATTTGAGAAGTTGTCCCGGTTCTCCCAATCAATGTAACCTTGGTCCCTAAGAATATTTAAATTTGATATGACAGCGTTTCTACTAAGGCAACTTATTTTCATAATTCTGCCGTGTGACGGGTATGACTGACCAAACTCATCTGAGTAATTTGCAAGTATGAATAAAATTAATTTTTGTGTTGGTGTGATCCCCTCTAAACTGACGACCGATGTGATGTGTTGTAGTGACATATAACCTCCTTTGACGAGTAGAATAATTCTGTTGTATTCTTTTGTCAATTAATTTACAATGTATCTTAAGAAACGGAGGTATCAATGTCACAGAACAATAAAATATTTGGTGCTCTTGCAAACATACAAGAGTACTTATTAGAAAACCCAATCGAGAAATCTAAATATAATAGTTTCTCAAAATATAACTACAGAGGTATAGACGACGTCTATGCATCTCTCGCTAAACCCTTGGCGATGAACAAGGTAACCACAAATTTCTTACCAGACCTTAAGGTAAGAACAAGATTATCTGAGGACGGCAAAACTTCATATTCCTTATTGAAAGGAACCCTAAGATTTTTATCTTTGGAAGATGGCTCTTATGTCGACACAGCATACGTTGGTCAAAGCAAGTCAACACAAGGTAGAGATCTTGAGGCTGCAAAATCTTTTGCATACAGGGATGCGTTGATTCAATTTTTCTGCGTACCTTTTGAGCAAACAGTAGAACCCGAAATGGTTGGCGATGAAGACGAGCCAGCTGAAGAAAAAATATTCGATATGTTTGTTAGTGAAATATCAAAGGTCACAGATAAAACACAACAAGAAAAAATATTTAAAAACTACGACAAGGTTGCAACACTTGCTGGAGATAAAGAAGCGAGAGAAAAAATTAACCTACATTACACAAAAATGGCAGGTGCTAAATGACACAGTCAGCAAAAATAGTTCAAGGGACCAAAGAATGGTTTGCTTTAAGAATGGGCAAAATTACTGGCACAAGAATACAACGTGCTGTAAAAGAAGATATATGGGCTAAGGGAGATCAATGGGATGACCTAGCTATTGATATGTTTAGAGAAGAGCACATGCTTCCACAAAGACCTTTTGACTCTCGTGCACTTTACGCCATTACTAGGGGTAAAGAAAACGAGCCCAAGGCAATTAAAACTTTAGAGAGTCTTGGTTATATTATTCAAGACTCACCTTTTGTGAATCATCCTGATTATGATTGGCTAGGAATGAGCCCGGATGGAATACTTTTGAAGGGTAGAAAAGGTGGACCGGCAGCAGTTGAAATTAAATGTCCACAAACAAAACCAATCAAGGATGTTAAAAAACAAAAAAGAAACTATTGGCATCAAATGCAGCTTGGTATGGAGTGCATGGACATAGATGAGATGTTGTTCTTTCAGTGGTATGAAACCGGAGAGTATGTCCAAGAGTGGGTTGATAGAGATCCTGATTGGGCAAATATCTATATACCAAAAGCAAAAGAGTTTATTGATTGGTATCACACAGCCAAGAAAGATCCCGAGAATATTGCACGTTGGTCTGTTGAATATAAAGAACCCGGCGTTCCTTATAAAGATGTAGATGACAACGAGGATACTAAAAAACTTGTAAGCATTATGCTTGAAATAAAAATACTACAACAAAAAATTAAAGAGCTCGATGCTGATAAAAAAGAAATATCAGCAAAGTTGATTGGTGAAAACAACGGAGCTTTTAGAACCCCATCTGTGAAATGTCACCTAACTCAAGCAACTGGAAGGATTGATTATAAAAGATTGATCGAAGATAAAGAGATTCCGGTCCATGAGGTAGAGGGATATAGATCAGAGGGCGATACTAGAATATATACAAGAATTGTGGAGGACAAAAATGGATGATTTAAATCCAAAAAAATCAGTAAGTTCGAGGGTTGATCATGAGGTTCATGATTATCTTGAAAGGGTTAGTAGCCAAGAAGGACATAGGTTCTATGACAGAGGTATGTCTTACAAGGTTGCTAAAATTTTAGAAGATTGGTACCAAAAGGAGGTAGAAGCCAATGGAATATGATGATAATAATAAAGGAGCTCTTTGGAAAACAGAGGACTCTTCTAAGAAATATGTCTTAAACGGCAAAGTAAAGGTTGACGGTAGAGAACTGCTTGTATTTGCATACAAGAATGAAACTGAAAATGACAGAGCACCAGCTCTTAATTTAAGTTTTGTTGAGCCAAACAATGTCGGGGCTAAACCAGCACCAGCACCAGCGGCACAAGTAACAGCGGACGACCTGCCTTTCTAATGAGTGATTCAACTGACAATAAAAAAATTGTTGTCTTTGTTGACGGCGAACAGAGAGAGTACGATAGCAGTACTTTCTCTGAGGCAGCTCAAAACAAAGTACGAGATCTTCAGATATCAAACACTTTAATTAATACACGCTCAAGTGAGCTTGCTTTAATGCAAATGGGTTTGAGAGTTTTACAAAGCGAGCTTACACCATTGCTACCAAGTGATGGCTTTAAGGTTGTACAAAGTAAAACAGATGAAGTAGAATCAAATACAAGCGAGACAAAAAAAGATTCGTAAATATTTGAAATGACTCCAATAGAAACAACGAGCCTTTCATCTAATGAGAGGCTTGCTTCACTCCAAGGGGAGGCTAGATTAGATGGCAGCCCTTGTAGGGGAGTCTGCTCTACAACATATGGAGATCTATATTGTCACACCTGTGGCAGAACTCAAAAAGAAATTACTGAGTGGAACACAATGTCAGCTCAGCAAAAAAAACTTATTAACGTAAAGAATGCCGCTGCTGGATTTAAGATTAGACAATTAGAATCTCAGGACGAGCGTTGGGCGGAGTATCAAAAATTGAAAACCATAGACAACCTTACAATCAGAGACGCCATCAAAAGAGTTCTCTCTGTGGCTACCAGCCAAGGCGAAATGTTTGATCAAGATCATAAGTGTATTGCTATACTTACAAAGATCATTACTTCAGATCATAAGTTTAATGACATATCGCTTCAGTCTATTCTTTCAGAAGATGACTATCAAACAATCAAATCAAAATACGAAAAATAATCTAACCATGTTAGAGGTGCATGTTCCAGACTCATGCATCAAACAGGCTACAGCTATGTCAAAAAAAATGGGCATGCTTAACAACTCAATTACCCAAGGCAAGGGAAACGTGGCTGGATTTATTGGCGAAATAATAGTTGCCAAACTTTTAAACGCTGAACATAAAAACACTTATGATTACGATTTAATTTATAACAATAAAAAAATAGATGTTAAAACCAAAAGAGTTTCTACAAGACCTAAGTTAGAGTATGAATGTTCAATAGCTGAAACCAGTACACATCAAAACTGTGACATCTATGTATTTACTAGAGTCAAAAAAGACTACAGCATAATCTGGGTCCTCGGATATTTAGAAAAAGATTTATATTTTAAAAAAGCAAATTTTTTAAAAAAAGGAACAATAGATCCAAGTAATAATTGGAAGGTTTTAACAAGTTGCTACAACATACCAATCTCAGAATTAAAACAAATAAATTTATTAGATGAGTATTATTAAGTTGACTAAGTATACAAAGTCTTTATAATCTTAACTTAAACATTAAAAGGGAGTTTATATGTTAAAGATTGAAAAAAATATACCAATGCCACCCAACTGGCAGAAACACTCAACAAGAAAACATGACGAAATAAAAGAGGCTTTATATGCCATGGAGGTAGATGACTCTGTTTTTTTTCATGACTATCAGGAGGCTGTGAGGTTTCGTGGTAGGGCTCATAACTATAAAAATACTTTAAGGGACTTTGATAGAAACTTTGCTATAAGAACTGTCGATGGTGGCTGGAGAGTTTGGAGGGTTTCATAATGGCTAAAGCAAAAACAGTACAATCAATTATATCGGTTAAGAAAAAAACCTCTATAGGTAATTCAAGACTTAGTTATGGTTCTGGCATGAACAAAAAGAAAAAAGCTAACTTTAAAAAATATAGGGGGCAAGGTAAATGAAAGATTTCAATGAAGCCGTACAAAGATATTATGAAGTTAAGAATCCCGGGAAGAATGATCCCACTTACATTAAATATTTTACTAAGTGTTTTGGTAAAAAGAATATTAATAAGTTATCTAAAGAAGATCTAGCCAACGCTAGGGCGGGGATAAAAAAATCTCCCGGCACTGTCAATAGATACATAAACTTTTTAAGAGCAGTTCTTAATTACTGCTACGAAGATTTAGGCTGGTTGGACACAAAGCCAACTCTTAAAAGAGTCAAGGAGTCATCCAAGAGGGTGAAGTTCTTTACGCTTGAGGAGTGTGCTAGGTTGCATGAGGCTTTGCCTGAGCACCTTAAACCTGTGTTTGTTTTCTCCCTTATGACTGGTGTCAGGATGTCCAACTGCCTAAACCTAAAATGGAAAGATATACAAGACGGATGGGTGTCTATTCATGCAGACGAGACCAAGAATGGGAGATCTCTTGCGGTGCCTTTAAATAAAGATGCACAAGAGTTGTTGAACAACATAAAACAAATTGGTCCCTACGTCTTCACATACGCTGGTAGGAAGCTTACAAGAACCTCAAACACTGGATGGTATAAGGCACTTAAAAAGTGTGGCTTAGAGGGCTTCAGGTGGCACGACATTAGACATACATGGGCTACTCATCATGTGCAGAATGGTACTCCCCTACATACCCTGCAACATCTTGGTGGGTGGTCCGACTTTAATATTGTTAATAGGTATGCTCACTTGTCGAAAGATTATCTTAATGAGGCTTGTGAGAATACTATATCTTTGATATCTTGAGGTTTGATACCTTCTTGCGGGGCTGCCAGTTAATCATATAACCCCCCTTTTACTGTATGTTTGGCGGCTTCGCTTTTT